ATTTAGTTACTTACGTCCATTATAGAACAAATCATCCTCAGTAATGACTCTAAACACAAATCCTTGCGCTTTACAGTACGCAGAAGCAGCTATCCATTTGGAGTGGTTAATAGCAACTATCGCTCTATCTTTGGCGCTGGCCGCTTTACTTTCAATGATGCTTTGCTTTTTTGGTTTGATTTCTACTACTTCAGCAACTTTCTGACCTCGTTTATTTTCATAAACAACGAAAAAATCAGGTACGTAGATTGTCGGCTTGCCGGTTAGCGGATGCTTATACGGAATCCTCATTGACTCGCTGGCCCAATAAATGATGTTATCGTTACCATCACAGAATGTCATGAAAGTAAGTTCCCATCCTGAACGATAGGTGGGTACGTTTTTTCCTATGTATTTCTGAGGATTTTTAGGTGTATATTTACCCTGTGCCCACTTACCCATGTTATAGTACTACGTTGCGTTGTACTGCTTCATTGGGTTTAGGTAAACTCCCGATTCCATATAAAGAAGTTTTAGCCTTAAATGTGTTGAGATAGTATGCCATTACTTGATTAAGCTGGAGGTTACTTTCTACCCCCTTTAATATATCCATCAATGACATTATATTATATCCGCCCTCTTGTGCAATTCTGAACAATAGAGCAGTGAAATTGCCTGCAATCTTTGTATTCTCAGTAACACTTTTAAAGAAGGAAAACACAACGTCATAATCAGACCCGTTAACTACGAGCTGGGTTGTGTAAAAGTTATCGAAAATTCTTACTGTTTTGTCGGTTGAGTCTTGTGAAGTTGTGAACATGTAGTTATTTATTCTTATGTAAAGAACGTATCATTGAAATCAGGATCTTCCAGTTCAGTTGACCCATCATCAATATCCTCGCCGAACTCAGCATCAAATAACTCAGCGGTTTCTGCCGCTTCGGGATCATCAATGAAATCGTTTTGACTAAATGCGTCTTTATCTGTATTATTTTGTCCAGGTACAACAGTTGGTACGTTAGTAGGAATCCTAATAGTTTCACCGGCATAGATTAAATTAGGATTCTTGATGTTTGGATTTGCTTTGAGCAATGCTTGCACAGTAGTACCATTTGCTTTTGCAATCTTAGTGAGATTATCACCCTTTTTGATTTTATAATCTTTGGCGAATGGATTGTCGATGCCGCTCGGTGGAACTGGTATATCTCCGAGTGTAGCAAGTACAGATGCATTAAGTGCATCTAAATCCGCATCAGTAACAGTTCTTACTGAATCTACATTGATTCTTTGCAGTGCCTCGTAATAACTCTGTGATATCGGTAGGTTGCCGCCGCCGGACTGTCGTACCGGAGTGTCTTCAGTTAAGTCAGCCCCATTGTATTGGTTACCTGCTGTGCCAAGATCTGTAATGACAGGGGGCGAGCTTCTTGCACCGATAGTGGGGAACGCAGCAGTACCAATTGGTCCGGGTGTTGCACCAGCTTTTGGAAAATTGAATAGTGAATTGCGTGTATTTGGCGTATTCTGAATTGAATTTCTAAGCATAGCATTTAATTCTGCGGTAGCAACTGATTTCAAATTGGTATTTTTGAATGTATTATATGTTGTGCCAACTGTCTTGACTGCACTTAGTATGTCTCCGTCTCCCAATGCTCTCATAGCGCCGCCGGCGGCGTCAACTAGACCACCTTGACCAAGCACCGTGCCATTTGATCCAGGCTGAGCAATAGGACTTACAGTTCTATCGTAAGTAGAAACATCACCGAAGCCAGTAACAATGTCTCCTGGTTTTCTACCATCCATCTTACCGTAATTATAGACTACAGTTTCGTAATCGATAGTCATTTTATTTTGCATGACTCCGTTACCATCTTCATAGTTATAGCTATCGTGACTAAAGTTAGTAACAACTGGATTAATAAACGTGTAAGCAGTAAAGTTATGCTGGTTGAAGCCAAAAACAGTTATGTTCTTGAAGAAAGCCACTTTCTTACCGGTATCAGAATTAGTTTGACCGCCTGAGAAGCCCCAGTCATCGTCACCCGTAATAGAATTTTCATACAAGTTTCTATCATTGTACTGCAATGATGGGTTAGATAGACCTGCGCCTGACTCAGAAGTATTATCTAAATTAGTACCCCGAAAACCCTGCAATACATTCTGTGGTTTAGAACCATCGCTGAAATAGTATTGGTAATAATTATTCCAAAGATAGTTTACAGAGTCATTGTTATCGTCGTGGAAAGTGATGTCAACCGCTTCATACTTAATTTTTGTTTGAACTATGCGCTTTCTATTGTACTGATTCATTTGGTGAGTCGCAAAGGTGAAAGAAGGAAGCTTTACGTCTTTAACCAATAGACCATAGTTGAAGTTGTTGGGAAATGCTTCTGCATTAGTTTCAAAATATGTATGGAAGAGGAATTTAAGTTTGGGGGCGTTTTGGTACGAATTAGTACGAAACGTTTTTGAAGCGTGGGTGTAATCTCTAAGGTAGTCGCTGCCGAAGAATGCTCCGGCAGCGTCCTTTAAGAAATTCTGTCCCCAATTACCTAATGACATTAAGAATCCTTAGGATTATTGTTGGCCTTGAGTACCAATACCTGTTGCAATACCTGTTGATCCGCTGAATGCACGACCAACGCTTGTGCCAACACCAGCTGTTAGCGGTGATTGAATTGCGTTATCGTATGCAATAGCGAGAGCAATAGTAACTGCTTCTGATGTACCATAGTTAAGATTGTTATAGTTTGCTGACTTCAAGAAGCAACCATATAGTTCCCAAGTTTCAAGAACAGTAGGAGCGAGAGTACCGTTACCACCGTCTAGAATTTCAATGTTTGTTTGGAACTTGTAGTCCTGACCAGTTGCAGCAGATGCCTGCTCAACGAAATCAAGTTGCTTCTGTAGCTGTTGACCAACTGCTTTCGAAACGGTGCCTGAAGCATCATCACGAATGTTTACAGACATATCTGCCCAAGTGTGCTTACCAGCAATCTTGAGTGTTGAGTTATATACCTGAAGTGGAATTTCAGCGAATGAGAGGTTTGGACGTGAGCAGTCAATTACCTGCTTAGTCAACTGTAGTCCTCCTGTGGAATCAACCCCAAAGTTCAAGAAATTGACTCTAAAGCGGAACTGTAGCTTAGGCATCAACAGACCTTGGTTGCCGCCTGCGTTATCAGATGCTACGGTCATGTTGAACAATGATTGTGAGGCTGTTGCCATTTTGTATTCTCCTGTTATAAGTATTTATCTTTGTTGAAGTGGGTAGCAGACTGCTACCCACTTCATTTTACATTATCCTAGCAATGACGTAGCTGCTGCACCTGAGGTACCCTGAGTATTCAGACCCTGTGAAGACAATTCGCCAGTATTGAAGATACGAACCGGAATGTAGATGAATTCGATTGCCTTAACAGGCTCAATCGCAACATCAATCCATAGCTCATTTCTATCAACTCTTGCCGGAGTATTGTTTGATTCGTCACAGACTACTAGGTAATCGTATACGCCTCTCTTAGCAACTAAGTCTACGAGAAGGGTTTGTACTACACCCGAAATTTGCTGTCTTGTAATCGGATCGTTTGGTTCAAATACGAACGGACGAGCCGCAAGTGTCAATTGACGACGAAGATACGCAACAAGTCTTGCAACGTTAATTCTATCAAGTGCTGACTGTGAATTAAAGCTTGACTTGTTACCGTAGTTCAATAGTCCATTTCCAGTGAAGAATACAAGTGGGTTGATTTGATTAGTATATAATACGTCACGAATTCCTACTCTTGTCTTGATTGGAACGAATTCACCGGTTGTTGCGCTAACGTAGCCGATAGCAGTTGCGTTATCGATAACACCGCGACGAGTACCTGCTGGCGCTAACCAAGGGAAAGCAATAGTGTCGTTACGTAGAATAGTTCTGATCATCATGTGTGATGCCGGAACCGCTACAAGATTACCGCTTAAGTCATTAGTTAGCCCTGAAGGATAGAATAGACCCATATATGTATTACGAGTCACTAGCCCTTCTTCGCCAGTTGTTGTTGCTCCAGCAGCATTGTTTGCCCATGCCTGAATTGCTGTTGCATCGTCTGGAAGTCTCATCGGAGTATCACCGATGATGAATCCAGTTTCGCCACGGTCAGCATTAAGTGCAATCATATTTGACTGTAGTTCAGGATAGTTTGGTGTAGCAATCAAGTTGAAGAAGTTATCTTCGTCACGAATTGCTGTATTGCTATCGATTGCTGCGCGGAGCGATTGAACAACCATGTTGCGTTGTGCTTTACGACCCATGTACGGAGCACCGTTTGATTGCAGACCGCTTACTGATACCCAAGCAT